ATCATAGGGTTCAATCCGATAATGCTGCGGAATGGGTAGAAGAATATCCGCAAGACGGAAGCGATTGGCTTCAGGTTTATCAAGATAGATATATTCCACCATAAGATATGTATCTCCAAGTGACTGTATAAGTGGCATAGCGATTCCAGGAAGAATACTAGCGGCTTGACCATTGAATGTAAACGGACCCGCGGGATTTGCGATATAAAAGGGTGAGCCGAGAATGGGTGGATACACTTTTCCTGGCTGAACGGCGATAGTTGGATCAGTCACAATATCACTTACAAATGTATCTCCTAATGCGGCAAAATTAATTGTAAGACGAACGGCATCAGTACTAATTGCATCAATTGGCAAGAAAGCACCAGCATCTCCACGACTAAACCAAAAAGGAAGCGGAACGGCTACTTGTGTAGGAGAGTTCCAACCGATTTTCTTCTTGGTAAAGCCATTATCATATCGCTGAATCAGCCGATTGACCGATGTAACCTTCTCTAGAGGCGTACGAAACTCATCGAGAACCTCCAAAAGCTGCGAATCAAGCACTTCTGTACGACTACCTCCAATATCAATCTGCGCACTGCTCACAAGTACGTGACCAAGTGAGTTCGTCCAGCCGAAGGTCGGTCCTAAAAAGGTTGCGCTCGCAGCTGCGGCTGCTGCGGTGCCAGCAAGTTGCGGCGTAGCAATATCGGGTAGATTAACAACTAGATACATACGACTAATCAAATGCCCCTTTCGCGGAAGAGTGACACTCGCTGCCTTTCCAAAATCCGGACTTTGGTCGAAATCAATTCGTGACCACTGCGTTGTAAACCGCCCCGCCTTAATAAAAACTTTCGTAAAAAAATCGATTTTTGGTTGACCCTTTGGGCTCAGCAGTCGAAGGTCTTGTATTCCAGACTGAAGAATTTTGAGGAGTGCCGCAACCATCTATCTATGTGCGCGTTAGATAGAATAGAAGACAAAGCGCAGACCATACTCCTTCATACACTTCTTCAAGAAGACCTCACATGACTGGCAAGGCTGTGAGAAACGACTCTGTTCTGTACGACCCATGCGAAAGACATACATATCCGCTCCACGAAGAAGGTCTGTATTTCCGATTTTCTTAACGACCGCACGCTCCGCATGAATGCTCCAGTCTGAATATCCACATCCCATATGCCGTGCGCCGAACTGATTACACGCCTCGGCAAGAATCTTACCACGCTTTACGATAAAGGCGACATGAATATGCGCCCAACCTGAATTTGTAAGAGAGTTATTCTCAAACTTTGCACCTTCATTTTCAAAGAGATTCTTTGCAAAGGTATGTGCAGGCTTCGGTTCCTTTGCCACACGATTTGGATACTTATTAAAGCGACGAGGTGTGGGAAGTTGCGAGGTCATTTTAGCTATACAATTAAAAACACTATACTATAATTTCAAATTTTTCCTTTTTAGCTATCAAACATTCTATTTCCAATGCCGTTCTCAAAACGGAGCCAGCGCAGACCAATCACATAGACGACGACTTCCCATTCTTGATTGTAGGCTCCACCAGGAGGCATGACAGTCAGAGTTAAACGAACACTCTGCGCCCTCGACGCATTTAGAGTTCCAGACGGTTGATGATCCGACGGTTTCTTCGCAATCGGGTAGCCATAAATATAGGAACTATAGGAAGTGATTCCTCCAAGATGATGACGCGCTAAGAGCTGACGGAAATACTCCTCCTCGGCACTAATTAATTCAATTCCATTCACTTGAATCGTCGCCGATTTTAGAAATGCCTTTGGTGGATTGAAAGTCGCATCATATTCGCCACTTATCACGGATGTATAGTTTGACCATTCATTATTTTCAATAATGGCTGCCTTGCGCCTCACAAACCAGATAATCTCTTCAACTGGATGATTCGCTTCTAATGGTAATTGTACGGTAATCGTATCATTTACAGATTTATTAACAAGATATTTAAGAGGTTCTGAAAAGGTGAAGGTCTGGACTCCACGATGAAGCATTTCAAAAGGTGTGTAGAGCATTCGTTCACGTATAAGACCTTGAAGATAGGCTCCATAGGTTACTAACTTAAAATCTTCAAATGCGGGAGGATCCGCCGCTGCTGTGATTTGTATGGTGGGTCGGAAGGGAAATCCATTATCAATAAAACTGAATGTTTGTCCCAAGGGCGTCGCCGTACAGGATGAGCGGAGACCATTCGCAATACGTACACAATCTACAAAGGGTCGCAAAGTGATATGAATGCGAACAGTTCCTTCACGACACGCAATGAGTGGAAATGCCTCTTTCAGTTTAGTACGACTGAAAAAGAATGATAAGGGAACCATAAGTTTTCCTCCTTCCGTGGGAAAGACACGATTCGGATTCCAGGTTGTAAGACGACCAAGAGTTGAAAATCCAGTGCCATCGACATTGGTTCCAATCTGTGCATTCGCATCTAACAGTACACGTCCCGCAGTAAAGGCAAAATCACCGTCAATTGTTTCAATTATCTGGTCTTCAATCTCTAGCTCAGCTTTTTGAACTAAAACGGTGCCAATTGAATTCGCATAAAACCATGCGCCACTTGGGTCGACATATTGGTAACGACCAGATAGAATACGAAGAACAGTGGTCGGGTCAAACCAATGACCGAGCCGAATTTGTAGAAAGACACCAAATAAAAGGTCGCCACATGCGACTGAGCCAACATCAAAAGAAAATCGTTGACCGAAGGCAGCGGGACCACGAAATGCGAAAGTCTGGACTGCGGGTACAAAGGGGCGATTACGACGTTCCTGGTCGCGTGCGAACCAGGTAGTTTGTGAGCCAAGTGGTGTGAAATAATCGTCTTGACTATCACGGGTAGCCAAATCGATTAAAGTTGTTATGTCTCCACGTGGTCTTGACGCCATCTCTATCTATAGATAAAGAAGTGTTTATACTATTTAAATTTACTAATTAGGTTAAAAATATGCCATATGGCTCTGTTTACTAGATTAGATATAAATTTATATGGGCGTGACGAATAAGTATAGGTGTATTAACTGTTAATTCCGTATTTTTTGGATTCACCAGCACCACCATTACCACCATACCCACCACTACCACCAACGAATTCTCTGGTTGGGATATTATTATTACTACTACTACTTTGTATCAATACAATAATACCTCCACCTGAAGCTCCTCCACCAACAACTGCATTATCCTCTCCATTCACTCCATTTGCTTTTATATTACCTCCAGTATCAAATGCTCCCTCAGTAATAACAACAACGACTCCTCCTGTTCCATTAAAACCGTTCGTACCACTTCCAGTTCCACCAGGATTTCCTGTTCCACCAACAGTGTCACCATAAGCATCACTATAAGGCGCTCCAGTACCTCCTGCTCCACCTTCACTACTACCAGCCGTTGCTCCCGCATATTCAGTAGTTGAACCACCTCCTGAACCACCTGAAAAACAACTTCCAGTACCTCCTGTACCACTAAAATTATTCTGACCAACAGCTGAACCACCACCCCCTCCACCCGTACCGCATTCTATATTAAATGCGTCTTCTACAAAACTGTTACCATTATTTCCAGCTTGATTGTTGACCCCAGCACCTCCTATACCACCCGATGATGAAATCACTGGACTTACAATATTTGTTCCAACACCGGTGACAGTATATACACTGCTCGCAATCGGTACATCAAAACTTCCAATATTGGCACCTGTAGGGCTTGAATTTCCTCCACATGCCGTCATCGAAATAATAGATGTAGCATCTGCAAAAGCTAATGTACCAGTGACATAGACGACCATAAAGAGTCTTCGTTTCGCATCGGGGTCAGGCGATGTAACTGTAGCGGGTGCTGTATAGGATGGATTTACATTTGGAATAAGTGTTACACCTGAACCAATAGTTAAATTACCTCTTACTACAATCCATGTACTAATATCAAGACTTGAACTAAATAGAGTTGCTACCATTGCCTGAGTTAATGTTGTTCCACCCGCAAGTACATTATATTCATACCTTCCACATGGATTACCATTTAATGTAAATGCTCCTCCTGTAGGTAATCTGTTACCATTAAAATTAATTGCTGGATTTTGTACTGTGGTTGTTAGTCCACATGTCGTAATTGTCCTAGCAAAATCATAGAGTGTCGCAGCACCTGTATCACCTCCTTGAAAAGTAATGGGTGGAATACAAATATAAAGTGGAGAATTAAATGGATATTGTTCAGAATTCATAATCGCACGTCCAGTTCCATTATTATTTGTTACAAAACTATTGTTTTGACCTGGTGTAGGAACCCAGCTAAATGTATACGCCATCTCTACTTAGTAGGAAATATTTGTTTTTTTCCCGCAAACCGTACATATGCCCAGTAAACTATAATAATCGGAATACTATAGAGGACTATATACAAGATTCCAATGTGACACCTATTTAGTTGTCTTAAAAAAATCAGTAAACACATGATAATCACCGTCATATACTAAATATGTAATTACAACGGCAAGAATCACATCGACCGTATAATGGGATCGCGTCAATATAATCAATGCCATATTGAGTAAGTTAATAAAGTAAAAGAATGCGGGACTTATAATTCCCTGTCTCCAAAAAATCAGTGTAGCAAGTAAGACAAAGGCGGTGTGTCCACTAAAGACCTTATCGTAGCAATTGCCCTTAAAATAATGGATTAATCCCATTGCCGTATCGCACTTGTCGTGCTTAGGAAGAATGGTTGCTATGGTTGTAATGGCACGAACCACCATAATCAATAGAAATTTTGCGCCAAACTCTTTGACAATCGGAAGCGCATTCGGAATAAAAAAGAAGCTAAGTGCAGTCAAACTTATAATGATATTATTATACACTTTGTAGTCGTGAAGATCAGGAAGACTTACATGAAGTAAATCAAATATCTTACCTTGCTGGTCTGACTTATAGAACTCATTGCCGAGTACTTGAACAAAATAGTTTGATGCGAAGACCAAGACTAATAAAAATCCGACCCACAGTGTATCCCTCATCCTACTCTTAGTTAATAATGTAGAGATTCGGATTGATATAATTTTCAAAATACGGATAGTATTTGAATTCCTTTTTATAAACGACGTCAACAGGAAGAGTTAAAAGCGAATTGATTGACCAGTCTTTAATAAACCCCCATTTATACAAAAAGACATTTGCTGATGTTGTATGAAACTCTTCACTTTTACGATGTGCTTCATTTTTAACAATATCTCCTAGAGGTCGCTGTATAAAATGATACTCGTGTATTGTATCGGTCCAAGGATTCCAATAGCGACCATGAGCATTATCTAGATAGGCTCCATGGTTACGAAGACCAATAAATACACGTATAAAATAATCCATTTCTTGATATCCAATGTTACAATAGCGTTCATCAAATAATCCAACGGTTTCTATACATTCAGGACGAATAAACTGACATTCGTCACCACGTCCAATTGATAAGTAGTGACAGTCATGTGGTAAGTCATAAACCTTTTGAAGCCAGTCGGGTGAAAGACGTGAATCGATTTGAATCGCAATGAGTGCATCTACTGCAGGCTCAGCAAGACTTTTAAATGCGTTAAGAATACATTGATTCCAACTTCTGGCTAAATGACCTGTTGAAAAGTCGGGACGTACTACATTATTAAGAATCTTTACAGTTGGATGCTCAATCACCCCGAAATTATTAATAATTGTTAACGATAATGTTCCACACAATTCTGCTTCACGTACACCCGAGCAATCATAATAGGCTTGAATAAACGGTTCGATTGGTTCGGAATATCGTACAGCATAGACTGCCAACCTCATTAAATTATAGTTCATAGAGTTTATTTAAATCTAAGACTATAATATAAGAAATGTTTGGATTCGGTAAAAAGACTGAGGCTGCGACTACTCCTGCAAATGGAGTAAAGAAGACAGGTTATAGTTTTGGATTTGGTACGAATACTCTTCGTCAGACTGCTGCGCGTACAGCCGCCCAGTCCTCTGGAGTTGGTCCTCAATGGACATATTTTAATTATACTACAGGTCTATTTGAAGTCGATATACGTAGAGTTGGAAAGCCGAACTTTACTATTTCAGGCAAAGATGCGACTGAATTAAAGAATAACTATGATTTGGGAATGAAAAATACCACAAGTTCAGGGGTTGGTGTTGGTGCAAATGCCGCGCGTGCCGCCGCAGAGGGTACAGCTGCTGCCGCGAAATATGCGGCTGGGCGGGCGCAGTCTGTTGCAAAGGGTACAGCGCAACGTGTGGCGGGTGTAGCAAATGTCTTATATCGTGGTAAACAAGCACTAAAGGGTGGTAGCACGCGCCGTAATCGTCGCAATCGCCGTGAGTCCACTCGTCGCAATCGCCGCAATTAGTTGCCAAACAGTAATGCTGAACGACCCTTTTCAAACTCTAGTGCCGCCCATGTCTCCACATAAACATCTAAAAAGGTATTGGGTATCCCGGGCAAAGCAGCAAGTGTAATCAAAAGCGTCGGTCGATCCGCCGTAGTAAAGTTAATGGAGCCCTCCAATTGCCGAGCAAATGGAGCATTCCGTCCCACAAGATCTCCCAGAGACCAGTTCATAAATGATAGACTGTATCCCGAATCCCGCTCCTCTTTAGCATGTTGAACGAGTTCATGCCATACAAGTGAACTCCATGACGTCTCTCTATCACGACCCGCAATAATTAGCGCCAGTGCACTATAGGCATTACTTATATAGCTCCAACGTTGATTCGCCTGTAATGCCGTTTCTGTACGAAAGCTCATGACGCTACGAACAGCTGGATGTTCGCCATCTAGACGTCGGGATACAAAGGCTGTTCCTCCACGTGACAACGGAGCATAATCAATCTGTCCCTGTGTAAAATTATTTTCGTAATGACGCTCAAACGGAACAGTCAAGACACTTGTACGCAG